ACGGACAACAGTTTTTACCGGTTGGACCCTTGACTGATGTTGTTGTTTCTGATAATGGTTTAGTTCACGTAGATTATTACAGTACTGGTGAGCAGGTTCGTGTATTTAAGAGAAACTCTATCACAGACGGTCTTCAACAGTTATTTATTACAAACGTCAGTAATAATATTATTGCTAATCAAAATCAGATATCTGTTACAACGTCCAATAATCAATTCTCTAAATTTAATATATCTAAAACGGGTAGATATTTTGCTATAGAAGATCACGTTAATGGCCAAGTCCTCATTTACGAAGTTTTAAACAATTCGTTTAGAAACATTCAGTATGTAGAAGGAAATCCACCGACACCGAATATACTTGCCAATACATCGTTCGGATCTTCGTTGAGTGGTCTTATTTTTTCCGATGACGAAACAAGTTTTACGTTATATGGATCTAACGATGTTAAAACATATCTCATATCAGATCCAACCACTGTAACACAAACCATTTCAGAAAATGTATTTCCTCATCCTATAGTAGCCCTTTCGAGAGACATAAATAGGTTTATTAAACACGATTCATCCAACAACATTATAAAAATTTTTACTATAAATTCCAATGGAACAATTATTGCAAGTTTACCGATTAATTTACAAGGAACACCGATTGCTTTCGACTTTAGTAAAGATGGTACACTGGCGGCAGTGGTAACTACGACATTTACTTATATATACTCATACGATGGTTCTGGATGGAGACAGAAATCTTCATTATTTGTGGGTTTAGATACTTTTGTAAAATTTCATATGTCGGATGACGGTAACACATTATTTTATGTCAAGTCTGAGTTACCAGCTAATCGTACACTTATAGACTTGTACAAATACGAAAACAACACCTGGATTCGTATACACCAAGAAAACGATAATACAACTATAAATTCCGAAGGTGTGGGTCACGTATCTAGAAATGGTCAACATATCATATCATTAGTGACTGGAAATGCAGTTTTCCCAAAAAGAAATATAAGACTGAAAAACATTAACACTCAGGATTTGACTGTTGTAGTAGGTGTAGATAAAGACATATCCCAAGTTTACCCAAAACAGATCCGTTCATGTAAATTATCTTTAGAAGTCATATTTTTGGATAAATATGAACGAGCGGTAGTGAAGAATATGAGAAAGGACTATGTAATAACTCAACTACAACACAATCGATTTTTAGCTCCAAAAGCAATCCAATCTCACAAATTCAGAACCACTTTTTTGAACCCAGTGAAAGAACTCTTCTTTGTCATTAGACGTGAAAATAACCAGGAATATCTAGATTTTGTATCACCATTTGACTATGATAACGACACACTTACCAGTGAAAACAAACTGATTTTCTATGAAAATCTAAAGAGTCTTGAATTAAAACTAAACGATACACAGATATTGGACGAAGACACAGGAAATTTTGCATTCCTCAAAGCTATACAACCAGCGATTCATCATTCCAAGACACCTTTGATTAGACGATTTTACACATATAGTTTTGCATGTGAACCAGAACAACATTTCCCAACAGGACAAGTGAATTTCAGTCTCATAAATAATCAGTTGATGACGTTTAATCTCACACAAAACACAACAAGTGATCGACACGTAGACATCTATGCTTTAAGCTACAACATACTTAGATTAGATAAAGGTATGATGCGAGTAATGTTTAATACGACATGAACATGCAAACTGGTTTTGGTGATTCGGGTGACAACATGGCTGAGCAGTATATCAGTACAATGATGAACATTGTCACACCTGTATTGGAAAAATCTATGGTATTGGCTTGTGAATACTCGAAAGCATGTGGAAGAGATATTGTACTCCCAGAGGATATCGAGTATGCAAGTAAGTATTGTGCTATGTACACAGTCGGTGAAGACATTGGAACTATTTTTCCGGAAATTTATAACGAAGATGAAGAAGATGAAGATGACCCCATTGAAGAAGTTGACGAGCAAGACTGTCCACCGTTTGTACGATACTCTGGTACAGAAGAAAGATTCAGGCGTATCAACGAAGCATATGATAGATGGGAATCATGGCAGCCTCAAAATCCGACAGAACTCATGTTAAAAAATGCTATTAATAGTAATGGACCCAGTGGGGTGGACTGATAATGAATTTAAAGTTATAGATGATGACTCTGATTCAGACAGTGACACAGATTCTGACACCGAGTCGGAAGAAAATAATCAGGGGACTAAGGGTTATTCTACACAAAAGTATAAGAAGATTCTAGACGAGGTTGAATTGTTACCAGAATAATTTTCTACACTTACAATAAATGTCTACCGCCGCTCTCGAAACTGTCCAGGTTCTCACCAAGGAGCTCCAGTCTCAGTCTCTCAACTCCGTCGTCGCGGGTTTCTCTTTCGCGGCTGCCATTTCGTGGCTTGACCTCGTTCGTTGGGCTATCAACCAGGTTGTCCGCGTCCAGAAGAACGGCGGCCTCCACTACGGTCTCACCGCCCTTTTCACGACTCTCCTTTCCGTCGTTGTGTACCTTGTGATCTCCCGCTTCTCCCCCGGTGTGAAGAAGCCCATCGCTCCTGTGTACGCTGTCACTCGCTAAACTTTCTTACGTGTGATGATCAGGGTAAATACACCAAAAAATAGAATTATAGAAATTAAGACGTATTGTCTCCATCTATACGGATCCTCAAAATCGGGGATGCTTATAGGCGGCGGTAAAACCCCAACTTCTGGTGCAGTATGCTTAGATATTGCTTTAAATTTTCCCGTATTACACTCAATCTGAAATTTCAGAACGTGTTCTTGGTGTCTAAAGTCATATGGAATCATTCTGCCCTGACTCATGTAAAAAAACTGTACGTGTAAACTTTTGAGACCCTTTTGTGATCCAGAGAAGAATGTATGTTCGACAGGATCATCCGAAATATAATTTACATAGGGACCGTTAATAAGAATTTGGCCCGTGTAAAATGGTTCTCGAAGGTACACGTCTTTATTAAACGTCTCAGAACCTGTACCTATACGCAATAAAAACGCATTTGGTCCTTCAAGATTTACAGAACCACCCTTGTATGTACCACCATTTGCTGCTATAGTTATATTTTGAGGGGGTAAACCAAATAACTGATGAGGAGTTGTATAGTTGGATGACACTAGGTTAGAAACTGTATCATCTGTTCCCGAAATGTAGCGAGCATTCACACCATCACCAAATTTTATAACCTTCTCGTTGCTTCCGATATTTGTGTATGTGATAGAGTTTGTATTAGAATTATAGGAAGCACTTATATTTGTCACACTGTCAGTAATAACCTGTGCCAAATCAAAACCATCTTTAAAAGAACGATTTGGTAAAGATATGATAGAACTGTTAATACTAAATGTATTGTTACGAGGATGAAGCAACGTCTGACTGTTTGGTATACGAGCTGAGAGAAGAGTAATTTTTTTAACATCGTAAATTTCATTCTTCAGATCGATCACATAATCATGTGGGTCTGGGTATTTCGAATAGTCGCGTTCGCTACTATCGATTTCTAAAGTATGGACCTCCATTAAAATTTGCGTATAAAATTTTAATGGGTGTTTTGATTTGATATATTTATGATTAATTGATGGTCTTGCTGAAAGGGTTGTTTGCAAGTTGGTTTTTAGCTATATCTAAACCGTTACCCGCCACGCGAGGATTGATATGACCCTTGTAAGGGTTAAGCTCGGTGTACTGATTCTTTTTGTAATGCTGCATCCATCCACCATTGGCACCACCCGTGCGTCCGTCAATGCGAGACTTGTCGTGACGAATCGTGGTAAGAGCACCATGTTGATTAATGGGCTTTTCACGAACATTCATACGACCTGGATTACCAGACCTGTTTGGTTTGGAACGACGCTCATCGGGACGAATACCATAAGCGAACTGCTGATCAACACTGTAACCGGCATTGTCCATAGCCTCACTGTTCAACATGGCAGCGGGTGCCATGGTATAGCCACCATAGAAGTTCGAAATACCAGGAGCTGGATTATTCACATGCATAAACTGAGAATCGTGTACATCACCCTTGTTTCGGGTGGGAAGTTGTGGCACAGATTGAGCAGGAATGAAACGCTTACCAGGTGCCTTTTCAAGACCATCGGCACGATGACCAGTTTGAGACCTGTTAGTAGTTCGCATAGCCTTTTGATGAGAAGCACGTGGGACTGCACCACTCATTCCCTGAGCACGACCAAATAC